GGGCTTTTTTTATGAGGTGAATATGTCAAGTTTAGGTTCGTTAAATATTCTTTTGAGTTTGGACTCAATTCAGTTTAATCAGGCGCTTGATAAATCATCCTATCAAACGCAAAAGTTCGCAAAACAATTTGAATTGAATTTTACAAAAGCGCAGGCCAAAGCAAAACAATTCTCAGAGCGTACTACTCAATATTTGAATAACATAGAGAAAGCGGCAAATACAATTAATAAAACGACAAGCCGTACTTTTTGGGCGGGCATTGTAAGTTCGGGCGGTTCCTATTTATCATCTGGTATTTCTGATGTGATAAAATACGCGGATAGTTATACTGAATTGCAAAACCGTATTCGCTTAGTAACAAATAGCCAAACAGCTATGGTGGCTGCGACAGAATCGGTGTTTGATATTTCTTTAAAAACCAATCAAGCTGTTGGTGCTACTGCACAAATCTATCAACGCTTTGCACAAAATGCAGATAGACTGAATTTATCTCAACTACAAGTCTCCGAATTAACTGAGACTGTTGCAAAATCTGTTGCAATCTCAGGTGCTAGTGCAGGTGCAGCAGAAGCAGCATTAATGCAATTTGGGCAAGCATTGGGAAGTGCGGAATTACGCGGTGATGAGCTTAATTCTGTGATTGAGCAAACTCAAGGTCTTGCTGACGCGATAGCTAAAGGGCTTGGCACAACAACTGGTGAGCTGAAAAACTTAGCTAAAGCAGGGAAATTAGATATTCACACCGTTATCCAAGCTTTAGTAAAAGCACGAGATACGGTTGATAATGACTTTAATAAACGCGTGAAAACGCTTTCAATGTCTTTTACAAATTTAGAGACATCGATAACTAAGTTTTCAGGTGAAGCAAATAGTGCGTTAGGTGTTACGCAAAAACTAGCTACTGGGGTCGATTTTGTTAGCGATCATCTCCAAGAATTAATTATTGGGCTTGGATCGCTGACAGCTGCACTTGCTATCGGTCATCTTAGCAAATACGGCTTGGAACTATTAAAAACGGGTTATGCTAGTGCAAAAAATGCTCTAGCGCATATTGCTGAGGCAAAAGCCATAGCAATAAAAGCTACCGCAATGCGTACAGCGGCTCAGGTTGAAATGGCAAGCTTAAACGCACAATTTAAACTTGCACAATCTGAACAAACACGCTTTGCATTGCGTGAAAGAATGAAAGTGCAGTCTGCTCAAATTATTGCACTTGCACAAGCTGAAGCCACTGCAAAACGAAACCTTGCTACAGCAACTAATCTTGCAACGATGGCGGCAAAAGGTTTGCAACGTGTAATGGCTCTACTTGGTGGGCCTGCTGGTGTAATTGGGATAGCTGCTACATCATTAATTTTCTTCAGTTCACGAGCGGCAGAAGCTCGACAATGGGCATTAGATACATCTATTGCTAATCAAGCTTTAGCTGAATCTTATGAGCAAATCAGCGAGGCAGCATTATCAGTTAAAATTACTGAACAGCTTGAAGATATAGAAAAATATTACGCTGAGATTAAAAAATACAAAGCGGAAATAGCAGCAAAGCAAGTTAGTGCAGATTTCGATGGTATTAGCGTTGGTGGAAATGCAAATGATGCCGAAATCAAACGTTTAAAAGATAAAATCCAAGCAACTAAAGAAAATGCTGATATTGCAAGGCTGGCACTTGAGAAAATGCTTTCTCCGCTTGGCGAGAAGATGCTGCGAGCAGGCAAAAATGTTGATGAAGTGCGACAGGAATTCAAGTTGCTTGGAGTATCAGCTGAAACTACAGATAACATTATAGCTAACTTACCGAAAAGCTTTAATGATACGGCGAATAGTGCAAACAAAGCGGCAGATAAGACATTAGATTTAAAAGATGCAATTGATAAGTTAAATGGTAAATCAACAACACTTGCTCAAAAATTAGAGGTTGCGAAGTTAAAACAACAAGGGCAAGCAAAATCTGCATATGTTTTAGCAGGTCTCTATGAATTGCTTGGGAAAGAGGGTGCTGAATATAATGAAGTATTGATCGGCATTGCGACAGGCACCATTACCGCAGCTAATGCAGCAGATAAAGCTGTTGGTTTATCAGTTGAAACACTAAATAAGATCATAGCCGGAAAAGCAACATTAGAAAAAATGTTTTCCGATGAAACCAAAGTGACAACAATTGAAACACAAATCAAAGAAAGTCACAAAAAATCAGGTGAAAATGCTCGTGATAGTTGGCTTAATTTCTACGATGAAATTCGCAAGAAAAACAGCTCTAGTCTAGGCGAAATCGAGTTAGAGCAAGCGCGAATGTTCCAACGGTTGGAAGAACACAATAAAAAAGGTGTGGTATCGTATCAAGAATATGAAACCGCAAAAACGGCTATTGCAGAACGCTTTGCTCGCCAACGTTTAGAGCTTGCTGGCAAATATGCGCCAGAAAAGTTGTTGAAAGCTAATCGTGATAATGAACTAAAATCTATTCAGGAATTATACGAGAAAGGGCAGCTCAACCAAAGTGAAGCAGTGAAAGCCTCGACTCGAGTACAGTTTGACTATGCGCAACAGGTGTCACAAAGTGCGGTCGATCCATTGGCACAATTACGCGCACTTTATGACCCACAACAAGAGTTAATTAATCAACAAACGCAAGAGCTTGCTCAGCTTCAATCATTTAACGATCAAAAGTTAATCACGGAAGAAGAATTCCAACAACGCAAACAGCAAATTATTGAAAAATACAGAAATAATCAGTTTCAAGAGCAAATGGGACTTTATGCTACTGGATTAAATGATCTTGGTAATGCGTTTGGGACTTTAACATCAATCGTTGAACAATCAGCCGGTAAGCAATCAGCCGGTAAGCAATCAGCAGCCTATAAGGCGATGTTTGCAATCTCAAAAGCCTTTGCCATTGCAGAAGCTACAGTGAAGTTATCTCAAGCGATCGCACAAGCACTTGCCGATCCAACCGCTCTTACGCCAGCACAGAAATTCGCTAATATGGCAGCAGTGGCAAGTGCTGGTGTTAATTTAGTGTCTCAAATTACCAGTGTTGGTTTTGCTACAGGTGGTTATACAGGTGATGGGGGAAAATACACGCCTGCTGGTATTGTACATAAGGGCGAATACGTCATAACAAAAGAAGCCACTGCTCGTTTGGGTCGTGGCTTTTTAGATCATCTTAATTACGGTTCTGTGCGTCGTGGTTTTGCTAATGGTGGTGGAGTCGGTGTACCAAGATTGCCTACTATGGCTTATCAACCTAAATCATCAGGGAATATAGCGGTTAAGGTGATTAATAACGGTGAACCGATGGATGCAACGGTAAGCCAACAATCAAGAAATGGACAGCTTGAAATCACCGTGGAATTAGTGCGACAAATTGCGCAAGCAGAAGCGGGAACAATGTTGCAGAAGAATATGCGCCCTGGTGGATTGTTATCTTAGGAGTAAACATGGCATTAAAAACATTATCTTGGTGTCCTCAGCCTAAATACACTGTAGAGGAAGAACCTAGACGAAAAGTGCTTAATTTTGGCGATGGTTATCAACAGCGGATGGTGGACGGACTAAATCCGCTGCTTCGCAAATTTAACCTGACATACAAGCTCAATCACAAAAGTGCGGTCGAATTTGACCGCTTTTTAACATCGCATGGTGGCGTCACGGCATTTTTCTTTCGTGAATACGAAAATGGCGATTTAATCAAAGTCGTTTGCCCGAAATGGTCAAAAACCGTCACTAAAAGACACACGGAAATCAGCTGCACCTTTGAAGAAGTGGTGTAGTTTTTAGATAAAAAAACAAACCCCGAACACTCGCAATGTTCGGGGTTTTCTATTCTTCAAGGAGTTAATTATGCAATATGGATTATGGGAAGCGACTTTCGCGGTCGCCTTTTTAATTTTCATCTTCGCTTTTACGTGGAAGCTACCAAGTATCATTAAAGCTATTCGATGGTGGTAAACCTAAAAATAACTAAACCCCGAAGCGTTAGCAGCACTTCGGGGTTTTCTTTTGAACCTAATAAATAAGCCAAGGAACAATACAGATTATGAAACAATACACCGATTTAATCAAGGGGATTTGTAAAATGTTAGAAGTAATTGATAAGTCTAAGAAAGCGCGCCAATTTGCATACACATTTTTATTTCTGGCTTTTATTTTTGGAATGGGGTGGATAATGCCCGATTTTTTAAAAGCCTTGTCATATTTTATCTTGACACTGAAAAACGGCTAGCGTAGCATCCACCCCATAGGTGTCGCAGCCTTAAATCCAAAGCGGAAGTCCGCACCCGATAGCATAGCGGTTTTTTTATGCGTAAAATTTGTGATCTCGTTTAGTTTTATTGCCATTAAGACTTAACACGCATAAATCCAATTTCATCTATGCCGAGAGGGCGAGGAATAAAAGACCTTCGGGGAATAACTCCAGCCGGCTTTGGACGGTTTGCGAACCTCTTGGCACCCTATTTAGGGTAAATCTTAATATCGCAAAAATCCAAAGGAGACAGTCTATGTCTAATCAAACCCAACTTTCCACATTCAGCTTTGAATCAAAATCCATCCGCACTTTAGCTATTAACAATGAGCCTTGGTTTGTTGCTAAGGACGTTTGCGATGCAATCGGTCTAACAAACTCTCGTATGTCTTTAATTGCGTTAGATGAAGATGAAAAGGGTGTAAGTTTAATTTACACCCCTAGCGGACAACAAGAAATGAATATTGTCAGCGAAAGCGGAATGTACACTTTGATCTTACGTTGCCGTGATGCAGTGAAAAAAGGATCTATTCCACACCGTTTTAGAAAATGGGTTACAGCGGAAGTCTTGCCGGCAATCCGTAAAACGGGTAAATATGAATCAAAAACTACAGTAGATGATCGCACGGGCCTACGCAATGCCGTGAATATGTTAGTGAGCAAGAAAGGATTAATTTATTCTGAGGCTTATCATTTAGTCCATCAACGCTTTAATGTGGAATCAATCGAAGATTTAACATTAGAGCAGTTACCTCAAGCGGTAGAGTATGTTCACAAGATAATTTTAGAAGGGGAGTTGATCACTGAGGCTGAATTGTCTAGCCGTGAAAAGAAATTCAGTTTTGAATTTACCGAGTACGAACTTCAACAGCTTATTTGGTTATGGTTCGCCTTCAAACGTGGCGTCGGCACTTTCCAACATATTGAGAGAGCCTTTAACGTTTTAGGCTCGAACATGAGCGGACAAATCTATGGACAGGCTTACGAATATTTAAGTGTGCTACGCTCAACAAACAAAATCTTAAACCGCATTACACAAGAGTTTGAGATTGACCCAATGACAAATTGGCGAGCATTAGAACACTTGCGCAAGTTTGACCAGAAAGCAGTCAAAATCGATTTCTAAAAACACCACAAAATCCGACCGCACTTTTGAAAAATCGTGCGGCGGATTCTCACACCTAAAATCCGACAAAAGGAACAGAAAATGAACAAATTAATCATTACGCTCGTGTGTGCATTTGTGGTGTATATGGCGCACGCCCTAAACCTTAATCAAGACTGTGACGGCAAAATCTGTCACACCGAACAGACACAACAATATTAACAAACCACCGCTCTTATGGGCGGTTTTTTATTGCCTGTAAGATAGCGATGTACACGTGACAAGCGGTGCTTCCTTTCTCCACTCACTGCTTCTTACAGGCCCCTTTTTGTGGAGAAAACAGGAAGAAATATGCAAACATTAACTGCAGAATTTTTAGGTAAAGAAGTTACTTTAGTGGATAACAACGGCGTGGCTTATGTGGCAATGCGTGAGATTGTGGAGGGAATTGGGTTAAACTGGGCTAGTCAGTCTGTGAAACTCAATCAAAATAGTCGTAAATTCGGGTGTTGCGATATCGCAACACCTACAAATGGCGGTATTCAATCAATGCTCTGTATGCCAATCAAAAAACTCAACGGCTGGCTCTTTAGCATTAACCCAAACAAAGTGCGTGCCGATTTAAAAGAACGCTTGGAGAATTACCAAGAAGAATGTTTCTTAGCTTTATGGGATTACTGGACAGAGGGTATTGCTCGCCGTGATGAAGTCAAAAACAAGTTGGCATTGTGGCAACAAAAGAAAGCCGAATATACGCAACGAGCTGGTGAACGGGGAAAATTATTGCAGCAATGCAAATCAGAAAAGCAAGACCTTGAGCGTGAGCTTTTACAAATTAAACAGTTAGATCTTTTCGTGAACTTATAACCGCACAATCTTTTAGAAAGTGCGGTTTTTTATTGGAGTAAATATGAGTATTTACGGACAACTGCAACAATACGCCTCTCATGGTTGGATAGAATTATTTGAACTCGATCTCACTAAATTTGGCGATATTGTTTATCGTTTCCACGATGGATTAAGTCCATTAGGTCAAGCTATTGTGTGGCAAGGGCTGGAATATACACCTTATCCAGTCAAAGCTGAGGGATTTGCAGTTGATGGGTTAAATCCTGTTAGACCAAGGATTACATTTTCCAATTTAGGTGGGGCGATTACATTAGTCTTGGCAAAATTAAAAGGCATTGAGGGCGCTCGACTTACTCGCAAACGAACGAAAATAATCTATCTTGATGCGGTAAATTTTGAAAATGGAAATTTGACTGCCGACCCAAACGCACATTTACCCGATGATATATTTTATATATCGCAAAAAACATCGGAAGACCATTTAACGGTTAGTTTCGAGTTATTACCCGCTACTGATTTAGAGGGGGTGAAATTACCCCGTAGGCAGATTGTGGCTCAATATTGCACTCATAAATATAAGGGGCAGTTTTGCGGATATACAGGCGATAAAGCAACTTGCTCTAAAACGCTTGCTGACTGTAAAGCACATTTTGGTGAGCACTCAGAACTGCCTTTTGGTGGTTTCCCAAGTGCGGCATATATGAGGATTTAAAATGAAACATATTGATGATGCAATAGCACACGCCAAACAAAGTTATCCGCGCGAAAGTTGCGGTTTTTTTGTGCTTAAAAATGGCAAATTGCAGTATGTCGCCTGTACCAATTTAGCGGCAGAAACAGAAGATGAGTTTTTGATTGGCGTAGAAGATTATGCCAGAGCGGAAGGAGTGGGGGAAATTAGAACCGTTGTTCATTCCCATCCTGACGAGAGCTGTTTACCAAGTATTGCAGATCAAGATGCACATAAAATAAGTGGATTAGAATGGTGCATTATTGGACTAGAAGGCGATGAGGTATCTACGCATTTTATGCCTGCACTTACAGAGGTGCCTGATTTGTATGGGCGTAAGTTTATCCATGGCATGACCGACTGCTACGGATTTGTGCGTGATTGGTATCGCCAAGAACTGGGTATTAATCTCCCAAACTACAATCGCATAGATGGCTGGTGGGATAATGGTGGCAATCTCTATGTTGATAACTTTGAGGACGCGGGATTTTATCCAGTCAAAGACTTAAAAATAGGCGACATGATTGTGATGCAAATTAACGCAAATGTACCTAATCATGCTGGTGTTTATCTTGGTGATGGTTTAATTGGCCATCACCTATACGGACGACTATCAAGTAAGGATGTATATGGACAATTCTACCGCGAACGAACAACGCACATCATGCGACATAAGGAAAATACGCCTTAAAGGCGAGTTAGGCAAACGCTTTGGTAAAGTCCATAAGCTGGCAGTAAAAACACCAGCGGAAGCCATCCGAGCCTTATGTGTTTTAAAAAGAGGATTTAAAGAGTTTCTCTTAGAATCTGAAAAACACGGAATAGTTTATCGGTTCTTGGTGCAGAGAGAAGAGCTGACAACATCATCTGATGAATTTCAAATGTGGTATGGCGCTCAAGCCGAATTTCATCTTATTCCTATCATTAGGGGTTCTAAGCGGGGTGGATTCTTTCAGCTCATAGCGGGGGCTGCGATGATTGGTCTTGCATTTTGGAACCCTTTAGGATGGGCTACTATAGGCGGTACAGGCTTTTTAAGCAGCGCGGCAACCTTGCCACTTACGATTGGTGCATCACTTGTACTTGGCGGCATCAGCCAATTACTCGTCCCTGTGCCAAAAGTAAGCGGGCCACAAGAACGTCCAGAGAATAAGCCGTCTTATTTATTTAATGGTGCAGTAAATACAACCGAGCAAGGGCAACCTATCCCATTGTTATATGGCGAATTAATAGTTGGATCTGCTGTTGTATCGGCAGGTCTTACCGATAAAGAAATTCCTATCAGAACAAACTCTACATCAAACAATGAGACTAGAGGAAAACTTAAATTTAAACGAGTTTCGGGGTGATAAATGCAGATAGTTGGTAGAAAAGGCGGTGGAAAAGGTGGTGGCGGAGGTGGTAGAGCACCAGTTGAAGCGCCAGATTCGCTCAAATCTTGCTCTTATGCAAAATTTATTGATGTTATTTCTTGTGGAGAAATTGAAGGACCGGTAAATGGACTGAACTCAGTTTACTTTGGTGATGTACAGTTACAAGATGAAAAAGGCAAATTCAATTTTAATAATGTTGCTATTGAGTGGCGACCTGGAAGCGTGAGACAAGCACCGTCAGAAATTTGCCAAACCAATGAAGTGACAACAGATGTCAATACCGAAGTAAAAAAAGACAAACCTATCACTCGCTCTATTATTGCACCAGAAGCAGATATTGTTAGAGTAACTATTACTGTGCCTGGATTAAGTCATCAAAATAAAAGTAATGGCGATATTAACGGTACAAAGGTTGAGCTAAAAGTTGAATATCAAGCTAATGGTAGTCAATGGATAGATGCAGGTAATATCGTTATCGAGGGTAAAACCACATCATCATATAATCGCGAACATAGCTTTAGATTAACAGGCGAAGCTCCCTGGAATATAAAAGTGACACGGTTAACTGATGATTCAGATAGCCAGGTTTTACAAAACAAAACCATTTTTTCGAAAATCACAACGGTTTTTGAGGAAAAATTAACTTATCCTGGCGTGGCATATGTCGGCGTGCAAATAGACGCTGAGCAATTTAGCTCAATACCATCTCGTGGGTATCATTGCCGTGGCATCAAACTAAAAGTGCCCTCAAACTACAATCCAGAAACTCGAGAATATAGCGGTGATTGGGATGGTACATTTATTGTCAAATACTCAAATAACCCTGTTTGGATTTATTTTGATTTACTCACTAACGAGGAATATGGGGCAGGGGAATACATCAAAGAAGATATGCTAGATAAATGGTCGATGTACCAAATAGCGAAATATTGCGACGAATTAGTCCCTGATGGATTTGGTGGCCGTGAACCTCGCTTTACCTGTAATGTTTACATCCAAACCAAACAAGAAGCCTTTAAGCTGTTACGAGATTTAACATCGGTATTTAGAGCAATGAGTTATTGGAGTAGCGGTACTCAAATGCTCGTCCAAGACTCACCCAAAGAGCCTATTTATCAGTTTAATAATACCAATGTTATCGGCGGTAAATTCAGCCGCTCAGGCTCGAATATTAAAACTCGTCACAATGTTGTATTAGTGACGTGGAACGACCCGAAAAAGTACTTTAAACAATCTGTAGAGTACATCGAGGACTCGGAGGCGATTGTTAAGATGGGGTACATATCCCAAACGGAAGTTGTGGCGTTCGGCTGTACATCGAGAGGGCAAGCAAGACGACTAGGGAAATGGCTACTTTATACTGAGCAATACGAAAGCGAAGTTATTACGTTTTCTTGCGGACAAGATGGTGCCATACCCATCCCTGGAGAAGTGATACAAGTATCTGACATCCATCGTTCAGGGGAGAGACGCGGTGGGCGAGTTAAAGACGGCTCAACAGTCAATCGAATCATTCTCGATGCGGAAGTTGAAATCACAAAAGAATCAACGATTAGCATTGTGAATGAGAAAGGGGAGTTAGAACAAAGAGCAATTACACAACGTGGAAAACTCACTGAGATTGAGGTAAATCCAGGCTTTACATCGGTCACAGAAAATAGCACATGGATTATTGCTAGTTCAGATATAAAACCTGAACTTTATCGAGTTATCTCCATTGTTGAGAGTGATGACGGCTCATATACTATCACTGCATCTGATTACAATCCCTCTAAGTTTGAGCATATTGAAAATGGAAATGAACTCATTGAATATGACACAACAAACAATACGCTAGATACTGGTGTAAAAAATGTAGTGATTACCGATGAGATTTATCGTGGGCTTGGGGGAAGTATCCAAACCAAAATTGTTGTAAGTTATGAACCTGCAACATCACTCACATCTCGATACCAAATTGAGTATCGCGAGGGCAATGGCAACTGGAAACAGATGGAGCCAACGACCTTAACATCGGTTGATATTCCTAATGTAAAAGATGGTGTGTTATATCAAATCCGCATCAAAACAAGCAATGTATTAGGTGTATGGTCCGATAATCCAATCCAAAACTATGAGCCAATAGGTAGATTACGTCCTCCGCATAATGTTTCTAATTTAAGACACAAGGCTATTGCCCAAGAAGGAGCTTTTTTAATTTGGGATTTATCGCCCGATATAGATTTAGAGTATTACGAGATTAAAAAAGGCGACACCTATGAAAGTTCTAAACCAGTTGGGAAAATCAAGGCAAACGAATTTAATCTTGGTTTTATTCGCGCTGGTGAGCATAAGTATTGGCTAAGCGCGGTGGATTCTTCCGATGTTCGCTCTGAATCGCCCACTGCAGTAACGTTTAATATTTCAGGCGGACAAGTAGAAAACTTAGTTGCAGAAATTGTCGGCGATGAAGTTTTGATGACTTGGGGTGAGACAAAAAACAACTCTTTTTCGACTGAGCTCTACGAGGTTAAAAAAGATGATGACGTGCTGGCTTTAGTTAAAAGTACATCATTTAAATTTAAGGCTGATTTTAACGGCAATAAAAAATTTACCGTTACTGCAATTGACTTAGGCGGAAATCGGAGCGAATCCGCTCAAGCGCAGCTAATTGTCCATCGACCGACACCTGTCTCTATATCTCAACAAGTTATCGATAACTACGTCATGTTGCGTTGGCAAAGTGCCAAGGCTACCTTGCCGATTGTCTATTATGAGTTGCGGAAAGGGGAAACAATAGAAAATTCAGAGTTTATCACAAATATTGATGGGTTAGCGTTTCCACAGTTTGAAACTGTAGGAGGGTTATATAAATACTGGATTATTGGTGTTGATAGTGCAGGTAACAGAAGTGAGCCGCAATATACGCTATCCAATGTTGCACAACCGCCAGATTATATCCTTAAATACGACTACAACAGCTCGTATGACGGAATTAAAAATGGTTCGGATAAAATCGATGGCAAGTTATATCTACCAGTCAGACGAGATACATGGGCAGAGCATTTTAGATCCAATAATCTCGCTACTCCAAAATCTCAAATTAATAGAGGTTTCCCGTTGTACCTCCAGCCAATAGACGAGAGCGGATATTATGAGGAGGAAATGGATTACGGCACGGTATTAGCATCATCCAAAATTACTCTTACCCCTAAGGTGATAAGCTCTGGCAGTTATGATATTAACTATCATATAGCAGTAAAAGAAAAC